ACATTAAAATCATACTCGAATTCTAACAATGCCACAAAAGACAAACTTAAATATCAGTCCTTACTATGATGATTTTGATAAGGCAAAAAACTTTTATAAAGTTTTATTCCGACCAGGTCATCCTGTACAAGCAAGAGAACTAACTGGATTGCAATCTATATTGCAGAATCAAGTCGAGTCTTTTGGTAAACATATATTTGAAGAAGGATCAATGGTTATACCTGGTGGTATAGAATATGATCCCGCTTATTTTGCTGTTAAAATAAACTCAACACATCTTGGCATTGATGTATCAGTTTATTTAAGTAATATTATTGCAAATAATAATGGTAAAGGAACCAGAGTAAGAGGACAGAATTCAGGTATTGTCGCAACAATTAAAAATTTCATATTACCACCAAGTGAAGGTGTTGATGAAATTACAATTTTCGTAAAGTATGTCCAGTCTGGAAATGATGGTGAGAGTGTGGCATTTCCAAATGGAGAAGTTCTAATACTTGAAGAAAATCTAACTTACGGAAATACAACACTGAATACTGAGGAAACTATTCTTACATTAGTGCCTGAAGATGCAACTGCAGTTGGATCTGCTTTTGGTGTTAGTAAGGGTGTATATTTTGTGCGTGGAATATTTGTAGATGTAGAAACTCAATTAATAGTTCTTGATCCATATTCAAATAGTCCATCTTATAGAGTTGGTCTAGAAATAATTGAAGAAATTGTCAATGCAAATGATGACTCATCATTGTATGATAATGCAAAAGGATTTACTAATTTTGCAGCACCAGGTGCTGATAGATTTAAAATAACGACTAAATTAGCAAAAAAATCTCTTGATGATACAAATGATACTAACTTTGTTGAACTGTTCAGAGTGAGAGATGGTCAGACAAAAAAATTACAAAATACAACAGTATATTCAGAGATTAAAAAATATTTTGCAAAGAGAACTTTTGATGAGTCTGGAAACTATGCAGTAGAACCATTTCGTGTCAATATTCAAAATTCATTGAATGATGAAGTAGACTCAAGAGGATTATATACATCTAACCAACTTACAGATCAAGGCAATACTCCGTCAAATGATTTGATGTGTGTAAAACTTTCACCAGGTAAAGCGTATGTAAGAGGTTTTGATGTTTATCTACCAGGCACTACAGTGGTGGACGTTGAGAAACCAAGAGATACAAAATCTGTATTATCTGCTTCTATTCCATTTAGAATGGGAAGTTTGCTTAAGGTTAATCGTGCTTATGGTACTCCGTTCATTAGTATTGGGGGTGCAGCAACAAATGTTATTGATTTATACAATAGAAGATCTCCTTCAAATTATACTACAACAGGGAGAGGTTTAAAGATTGGACAAGCAAGAGTATATTCTTTTGGAGTTTCAGATGCTCCTTATGAAAATGATGCAACACAATTTGATCTTCATTTATATGACATTCAAACATTTACAATCTTAAAGGTTACATCAACTAATAATGCAATAAAAGGAACTAGAGTAAGAGGTCTTACAAGTGGTGCTGTTGCTTTTTGTGCAGAGGCAGCAAATCAACCTGCAACAGGTCATCTCACACTTGGTGAAACTACAGGTGAATTTATAGAGGGTGAGGAAATAGTTTTTGATGAACAATTACATACCCCAAGAGCATCAATTACCGAAGTAAATGTTTTTGGAATTGATGATATTAAGTCAGTTTTCCAAGATTCAACAACTTTAGGTGGTTTGGCAAAAGATTTTAGTGCTGATGCTGTTCTTTATGATCGTGTCCTACCTAATTTTTCTATTAATGACGAATTATCTTTAACATACAGCAGTGGATCTGGAAATAGTGCTGTAAATACAGCTACAGTTGCTGGTCGTAGATTTGTTGGTAAAGTTGGTATAAAAACAGATACAATTATTGGATATAGCCACACATCGGCTGATCCAGTATTTTTAAGAGTTAGTAGCGTTGACACAACACAAATATCATTAACAGGTATTCCTGCCAATGTAAATGGTGTCATGAATGGCACTCCTATACAATCTGGAACCTTAAATACTAATTTCACAATTAAAGTTCCAAAAATTGTTAAAGCAAATCAAAATGGTATTTTTGCAAGACTTCCTAAAAAGAATGTTTCAATAGTCGATACTTCTAATTCTAATTTAATAATTAGTAAACAGGTAAAAAATGTAACTGTAACTAATACTAAAGCAACACTAACAAGTGGTGCTGTGCTTGATGCATCTGCTGGCATTACAAGTGCATTCTTTGAACCATTTGATGCAGAAAAATATTCTATTCATTATGCAAATGGAATTATTGAAGACTTAACTTCTGATCAAGTAACTTTATCAAATGGAAATAATGATATTGAATTTAGTGGGTTATCTGCTGGTCCTGTAACTATTAACGTTACGCTTAAAAAAGTTGGCATAAAGAGTAAACAAAAATCATTTGTAAGAAGTGAACAATTAGAAGTGACTAGAACTGCTGGAATATCTACTTCAGGAGGTCTTACACAGGATGCTCGTTATGGTTTAAGAGTTGAAGATGAAGAGATATCATTGAATACACCTGATGTTGTTAATATTGTGGCAATTTATGAGTCTAAAACTACATCCAAAGCAACTTTAGATAAATTAACCTTTATCAATGGATTAAGTTTGAATACAAATGCAATTATTGGTGAGCGATTAATTGGGCAAGAAAGTCGTGCAGTAGGGCAAATTGTTTCAAGAACATCAAATCAAATAGAATTTGTATATTTAAATGCAAATAAATTTGTCGTTGGTGAGCAAATTAAATTTGAAGAATCTAACATACAAACAAATCTACAAGACATAACTACTGGTAATTATGTAAATAGAACTACTAATTATACATTAGATAAAAATCATAAACGCCAATACGCTGGTATTTCAAAACTTGTTAGAAAAGACAATTCTCCAATACCAGGTAAAAAACTTCTTGTAATTTATAACAAATATTCAGTGCCATCATCTGATAACGGTGATGTATTCACAGTAAATTCTTACAGTGCAAACAGATTTGAGAAAGATGTTCCATCAATTGGATTTGATAGAGCATCAGATCTTTTAGATTTTAGACCAGTTGTTAGTGATTATAATCCTGCTTCTGATACTGGATCTCCTTTTGCATTTTCTAATCGATCATTTGTACATTCTAATCCATACATCATTACACCAAATGAGAGTTCTATATTAGGGTTTAGTTACTATCTACCAAGAATTGATAAATTAGTCATCAATCAATTTGAGGAAGTTAAATTAATTAAAGGTGAGTCATCTGATGATCCCTCTGCACCCACAGAGTTAGGCCCATCTATGGAAATTGCAGAAATTATATTACCTCCATACCTTTATAATGTTGATACTCAACCATCAATTATTATGAAGGATAATCGTAGATTTACGATGAGGGATATTGGTGCACTTGAGAAAAGAATTATAAACTTAGAAACAGTAACAACGTTAAATGCTCTTGAACTTGATACTAAATCATTCCAAGTAAGAGATGCTGATGGATTAGATAGATTTAAATCAGGTTTTGCTGTTAATGATTTTAAAAACAGAGACTTTATTAATTTTGATGTAGATGGTGGTTCAAGATGTGATGTAGATGTATTTCATCGTGAATTAATTAGTGCAGTTGATTTTTGGTCAATGAGGGCAGAACTTGCAGTGAATCCTGCGATTGATACAGATCTTGCTGACATAAATTCAAACTTACAATTATTAGATACTAATTGTAAAAAAACTGGAGATTTAATAACTCTAAATTATACAGAGGTAGATTGGTTAGACCAACCACAAGCAACAACAAAAGAAAATGTGAACCCATTTGAGGTTATTGCTTTTGCTGGTCAAGTAATAATTGATCCTCCATCAGACAACTGGGCAAGAACAATTTATATTGACAATGTAAGAACAGAATCAACTGGTAATAGATGGGTAGAGCAATCAAATATTGTATCCAGAAATACTACATCTGAAACAGATGTTGATGTTCGGAGAGAGGGTGTAAGATACTCAGATGATGAATATATTATTACCACAAGAACGACAACTAATACCACTCGTACAGAAAGATCATTTACTAATGTTCTTGAGGGAAGTGCAAGAGAATATGATTACATTGATGATGTTAAGATAACTGGTAAAGCAGATCCTTATATGAGATCAAGGAATGTTTATTTTGCTGCAAATGGATTAAAAGCAACAACCAGACACTATCATTATCTAGATAACGGTACTCCAGATATTGTTCCTAAATTGGTTGAAATTAGTATGTCATCAGGTGCATTTATAATTTATGAAAATGCTCGTATCGAACAAGATGGTGTACAAATAGGATATGTAAAACTACAAGCACCAAATCACAAATATGGTGATACTAATCGTCCTGACGTTGGTGCTGGATTAGGATCTCCTTCAGTGATTGTTGAAAAATATGAAATTGATATCTATGATCGTTCAAGACCTGCACCATCAGACACATATTCAGCAACTTCTCAGTTATTGAATATTGACGTTAGTTCTTTAGCAAACTTAGAAAATTATTTTGGTTATGTTGTTAAAGGTGCAAGAATAGTAGGGGAAACAAGTGGTGCTGTAGCAACAGTTACAAGTATAGATTTATTCTCTGATAATTGGGGTGATTTAATCGGTGCATTCTTTTTCAGAGATGCAAATACTCAACCATTACCACCTGTTGTCTTTAAATCTGGTACAAAGACGTTCAGAGTAACTGCAGCACCAGAAGGTGTAATTCCATTACCAGGCGAAACAGCACTCGCTAGTGACGCTTCTGGTACCTTTACAGGCACTGGTACAATACTAACACAGAATACATCAACTGTTCAAGTTAGAAACCCACCCGCACCTCCTCAAAGACAAAATGAAATTACATTTAATGTAACACAAAGATCAGATGTAACCAGACAATTTATTCCTGCTCCTCATAGAGATCCTCTTGCTCAATCATTTACAGTAGATGAAACTGGTGCTTTCCTAACATCATTTGATGTTTTCTTTGCGTCAAAAGATCCAAAAGCAAAATTATTTGTAGAACTAAGGCATGTAGAATTAGGAACACCAACTAGATTTCTGGTAGCAGAATATGCTCAAGTTGCATTAAATCCAAGTCAAGTCAATGTTTCTGATGATGCATCAGTTGCAACTACAATTAGTTTCCCATCTCCAATTTATCTTGAACCTGAAAAAGAATATGCACTTGTATTCTTAGCACCTGCTTCTGATAAGTACGAAATGTGGTGTGCAACAATGGGTGAAAAAACAATTAGAACAACTAATTTACCAGATGTTGAAAATGTTGTTGTAAGTAAACAATATATTGGTGGTAGTTTGTTTAAATCACAAAACGGAACTATTTGGACTGCAAGTCAATATCAAGACTTATGTTTCAAGTTACGTAAAGCATCATTTGTCTCATCTGGAACTGCAACATTCTATAATTCATCTATTGAACCTGGTAATCTTAATACATCTCTATTACCTGTAAATGCTTTACGTTCTTTACCTAGAAAAGTAAAACTTGATATAGATGGATCTGGAACGAGAACGAATGCTAATTTCCCAATAGGAAGAAAAATAAGTACAAATTCTGGACAAGCATCAGACGATAATAATATTACTGGTATTATTGAAGGACAAGGTGCACCTATTGATACTAATGGATCAACAGGGTTTGAAATTGTATCTCGTGGAACAGGATATGAATTTAGTAATCCCAATAATATACCATTAGTTTCATTAACAGGAAGTGGTGACGAAGCACAGTGTACCGTAGCTGTTACTAATGGTATTGTTGATACTAATGGTATTACTAATTTAACTGTAGGAAAAAATTATCAGGTTGGTGAAGTTTTAACAATTGATAACAGTAATGTAAATGTTTTAAGTGGACAAGGATTTAAACTTGTGGTGAAAGCAATTAATAGTAGATTTGATTCTTTATTCTTAACTGATGTTCAAGGTAAAGAATTTATTGATAATCAACAATTAATTCAATATGGTGCATCTAATACTACAAGAACACCTGTAGCAGATGTGTTAGTAAATGGAAATTCTACTCCAATTTCTATCGATGGTATTGAATTTGATGGTAAGACTATCGAAATAACACAGTTTAATCATGCTCACCATTCAGGTATTAACTCTGTTAGGTTGCAAAATGTTGAACCAGATACAACTATCACACAAACAACACAAGCAATTACAGCAGATGCTACAGTTGTTTCAATCGCTGATACTACACCATTCACCTCATATAATGGTATAACAACACATAAGGGTGAAGCGTTGCTTGGTTCAGAAATAGTTTCTTATACAATTGGTGAAGGCACTCTTACAGTTGAGAGAGCTAAATTTGATTCACTTGCACTTCCTCATCCTGCTGGAACTGATGTACAAGTTTATGAAGCAAGTGGTATTTCACTAGTTGGTATTAATACAACATTTAGAATTTCATCTAATCCAAATACCATAGACTCATATTTTGTTACAGTAGATGTTGAGTCATTTACAGATCCTATTCGTGAAGGAGTTCAACAAATATGCTTTACTGGTGAAAAAGCATTTGGTGGAGCGAATATCCAAATATCTCAAAACCATCAATTTAGCACAATCAAACCACAATTTAACTGTATCACACCTGGTAAATTAACAAAAGTTAATTCTAGTATAAGAACAGTTAGTGGAACTAGTGCAGGAGGTAATGAAGTTCCATTTATTGATCAAGGATTTGAACCAACTACACTTAATGGTACCACATTCTTCCCAACACCAAGATTGGTTGCATCAAAAGAGAATGAAAACATCCATTTAACAGAACTTCCTAAAAATAAATCATTAACTTTAGCAATTGATATGACTTCTGGAGATCCTAATTTATCACCAGTACTTGATACTAAAAATGCTACATTTATTTTAGGGCGTAATAAGATTAATAATCCTATTGGTGTAGAAAACTATGCATCTGATACACGGAGCACACGAATTAAAAATGATCCACATGGATCAGTATTTGTTTCAGATCCTGTATTCCTAGAACAACCAGCGACTTCATTAAAAGTTTTAGTTGGAGCAAGTGTGCAACCAGAAGCAGACTTTAGAGTGTACTATCGTTTGTATAGTTCTGATTCATCTGAGGTCTCAACTACATACAGAGCATTTCCTGGATATAAAAACTTGAAAGATATTGATGGTGATGGTTTTGGTGATGATATAATAGATCTTGGATTAAATGATGGAAGAGCAGACGCTCCTGTTAAATCTAATAGAATAAATGAATTTTCAGAATATCAATTTACAGTTGATAATTTACCAGAGTTTGATGGATTTGCTATTAAAATTGTTATGAGTTCAACTAATGAGTCAACTCCAGTTAAAATTAAAGATTACAGAGTAATTGCATTAGCATAATGTCTAAAATGATACCAGTTGAGGGTCATAAGAACCTTCATCGTGATAAAGATACTAACGCTATTCTTAATAGTGATAGAATTGGTTATGAAAATTATATCCGTATGAGGAACAAAAATAAAGATAGAGAGACAGAAATGAAATCTATGAAAGAAGAGATTGAAGAACTCAAGTCTTTGTTAAATGAACTTGCCTCAAAGATAACGTCATAGTAAATATAAATACTTTTTAGATCTGAATTGCTTATCTAGATGGCAGATATAAAAGTCAGAGTAGGACAACAGAATGCCACAAGGGTGATTTCATCTCTGGCAGGTGCCCAAACTCTATCATTAACAGAATTAAGTGACGTGAACGTAGTTGGAACCTTACAAAACGGTATGGTTCTAGTTTATAATGGTGTAACTAAAAAATTTGATACAACCTTAGAATTAACGCCAGGTGCAGCACAGAATTTAGACATCAACGGAGGAAATTTCTGAAATGGCTAGTATAATTAGAATCAAACGATCATCGGGTACAGCCAAACCTGCTAGTTTGAA